CTTGATGAAGTCCGGTCGGCCGAGTGCCTTCATCGCGAGCTGGCCGACGTAGTTGAAGTCGGCGGCGAGGTTGCCGAGCATCGGCCGGAGCGCGGGTAGCCACCGCTTCGCGAGCGTCGCCACCCGCTTGTTGATGCCCTCCAGCAACTGGTCCTGGACGAACCGGCGCAGGCTGTTGAACGGCTTCTGTAGCCGGGTGAACTCCTGGACGAGCTTCCGGGCGTTCGGCGACAGCTTCTTCAGCGTCTCGTTGCTGACCTTGCCGTCTTTGCCGATCTCGCCGAGGGCGTCGCCGATGCCGCCGAGGCCGAACTTGAAGACGGCCATCGCCGCCGCGCCGCCGGCAATGATGGTGAACAGGGAGCCGAACGCCCCGCCCGCGACGAAGACGACCGGGGCGAGGGCGACCATCGCGACAGCGGCAGCAGCAGCGGCCGAGGCGAGCGCCATGACCGCACCGATCAGGAGGTTGATGCCGCCGGTCGCGGCCGTCATCGCCACCGTGCCGGACACCGCAGTACCGAGCGACGTGGCGATGCCCGACGACAGGCCCGCCACCGTGTTGAGTGCGTTCTTCGCGAACGTGCCCAGTGTTGACGAGGCGGCGTTCAGGACACTGCCGAGGCCCTTGCCGAACGTCTTCGTGAAGTCGAGGCTCGACAGCCGGTCCTGAACCCGCTCCGCTGACCGGGCCCACCGGGACACCGACCGCTCACCGTCGAGCGCCGCCTTGTGGAGGCCCTTCGCGGATCCGTCGAACTTGATCCGGATCGTCCGCTCGCTAGCCATCCGGGCCTACCCCTCGAACGATTGAATGATCTCGTCGGCGGCCTCGTTCCACTCCCGCGAGATCCGGGACTGCTGCGCCTCGACCGACGGGAAGAACCACAGGCCCTTTTGTCCCTGATGCGGCTTGAACTGCCGACCCTCGGAGCCTTCGAATCGCGGGTCGGAGTACCAGCCGGAGCGGCGGTTCATGCCGAACTCGGCAGCGAACAGCAGCTTGTACGCCGGGGCCCGTTTACGGCCGACCCGCTTCGTGCCGCCGGCCTGTACCGCCGGCACCCGGTCCCGGACCGCCTTGACGGTCGGGGCGAGCAGGGCAGCCTGCGCGCCTTCCGCGACGGCGCCGGCACGTGCCTCAGTCGCGACCGCTTCGGCGATCGTCAGGCTCGCCTTCCGGAGTGCGGTGTTGGCGTCCTTCGGGAGCTTCCGGAACGCGGCGAGGGTGTCCCTGACGCCCTCGATCCGCACCGACACGATCAGCGACGTCTTCTTGGCCACCTCGCACCCCCGTCAGCCGGACATCTGCCGTCCGCCGACGTCGCGGCGGGTTCCCGTCTTGAGTACGGCGAACGCGGTAGCGATCGCCTGTTCCCCCTGCGCGGCCCACACGTCCGGAGGAATGCCGGTCTCGCAGGCCAGTGCGATCAGTGCCCGGCTCAGGGAGCCGGGTGGGTAGGGTCCGGCTCGTCGGTCTCGTCGGCCTCGGTGATCTCGCAAGATTCCTCGAACGTCGCCAGATCGCCGTTGAACAGGCCGAGGCGCCGGGACGCGATGTGCGCGATCCGGTACATGTCGCCGATCTTCATGCCGCTGGCCAGCGTCGCCAGCGATGCGCCCTTGGTGGTCCGCTCCCAAGTCAGGACGTCACGGGACCCGGCGGTGACCTGGAATGGCTCGCCGGAGTCAGGGGTGATGGTGAAGTCGAACATTGACGCTCCTTAGAAGCTGATGACGGCGCGGTCGACGTCGGTCTGTGCGGAGTAGTTGACCCAGGCCCGACCAGAGTCGGCGGAGTCGCTGGGCTGCCCGAATGTGCGGGCGGGTAGCGGGCCGATGAGCCGGAATTCGCTGGCGGGCACCGCGACGATCAGATCCTCGACGTCGAGGCCGTCCTGTTCGGCGGTGGTGGCCACCGTGACGTTGATCGAACCGCCAGAGCCGTTGAGGACGTATAGGGCGACGTTGCCGCAGTCGATGACGTCCCCGTCGGCGGTCGGCTGCGTCAGCTCCGGCTCCAGGCCGGTACGGACGATCTTCTGTGTGGTCTGGCTGACGCGCGCCATCAGGCACCGACCCGGGCGTACTCGGGCTTGCCGACGACCGGCAACGTCACCTCGGTCATCTCCGTGGTGCGGGCCTCACCGCCGACGTTCGGCGCCCGGACCTTCAGGCTGCCGGTCCACTGGACGTGCTCCAGCGCGATGTCGGGGTGGTGGTCGAGGGTGAACGTGACCGTCTCCCCGTCGTGGGCGGTGAGCCAGTCCGACACCCCGTCGGACCGCCAGTCGGCGTAGAACGTCAACTCCAGGGCGTAGTCAGGCTCCGACTCCTCACGCACCTCACCGTCGGGGCACTGGGCATACAGCAGCTCCCCGTCCTCGGAGTTGTTGGCGAGGTTCCACGTCTGGACCTGGCATTCGAACTGCTCGCCGCCGAGCGCGAACTCGATCAGCTTGATCTTTCGGGTGTGCTGCGGCGCCATCTCAACTCCTACGGGGAAACATCGATCTGGATCTCGTAACAGGGCAGGTCGCCGCCGGACAGGAACGAGCCAGGATCGGCCTGGTTCACCGTCGCGTTCGGGACGGTCTCGGCCGCAGCGGCGACAGCGAGGGTCAGGTCCCACAACCGCTCTGCGGCCCGCTCATCGGCCCGCACGATCACGTAGACCGTGAACCGGGCCGAGGGACTGGCACACATGCCCTCCCACGTCAGGACGGGCGGCGACAGGACCAGCGACGGCGGATCGAGGTTGGCGCCCAGGTCGTCGGTGACCTCGACGCCCGGCACAGTGCGCAGCGCGGCCAGCATGGCTTGCGCCATCTCTTGGATCGGGTTCATGCCACCAGTGGTTTCGCGAAACGGCCGAGGCCGAGCAGACGGTCGATGTCGATGTCGAAGGACGGGACGTTCGCCTGCCCGAACTCCTTCATGTTGATGAGCCCGTCCGGAGACCGGCGGCGGGTGTGCCACCGGCCAGCGAGACGCAGCGTGCCGAGGTGAATGGCCCTGCTCGGGTCCGGCAGGTCCGAGTCGAGGACGCCGTCGAAGTTGTAGGAGTCGCAGCGTGCCCACGCGACGAACTCGACAGCGGCATCCAGGACCAGCGTCAGCCGGTCGTCGTCCCGGGTGTCGTCGACGTCCTTCCCGAGGTCGTCCTTCAGTTCCGCGAGAGTCGGTGGCCACGCCATGACGCCTACCGCCCTGTCGGATCGTCGGGCCGGTACACGAACATCTGATCGGCGGCCAGGATCAGCACCGTCACACCAGGCAGCCGCCCCTGCAGGTTCTCCTTCAGGACGGCGGCCTGCGTCGGGTCGAAAGCGTCCCGGTCGACGCGCACGATCAGGGTGTCGCCCGGCTGGACGACCGTTCCTTCGCCGGCCCGGCCGACCGCCTCAGAGACGGTCGGCCGGGACATTGCTCTGACGGTCGTCACTTGTTGCTGCCCGGCCGGCGGGCCTTGTTCGCCGACGGCACGGCCGCCTTCAGATCCGCCTGGTCCGACTGCTCGGCGTCCTCCGGCTCCGCCTGGTCCTCGTCGGCGGTGTCGTCGGCGGTGTCGTCGGCGGTGTCGGTACCCGGGACCTTGTCGCGGTCTTGGGCGTTGATGTCGTCGCCGGGCGCGTAGGCGAGCAGAGTCGCGTCGGCATCGCCGTCGAGTACCAGCCGTCCATCGGCGGTACGCCACAGCCTGGTTTCGGCCTTCATGTCGACTACCTCCGGTCAGTCGTTCAGCAGGATGTAGAACAGGACGACGTCGAAGACCCCGGCGGTGAGCGCGGCCGTGGCCACGGTCGCCTGGATCTTCCGCGCGGCGGTCGTCTTGACCGTGGTCGCGCCCGTGAACACCGGCACCACCGACTTGCGGCCGGTCGTCGACCACGGCGCGCCGGAGATCGCGGCGGCGGCGATGATGTCCGCCGCGCCCTCGACCTTCACCGCGATGGTCGCCGAGCCGCCGGAGGTGGGAACGGTGTCGACCTCGGCGAACCCGCCGAGGATCACCGCGTTCGCCGGGATGTACGCACCCCGGGTCAGGTCGATGTCGCCGGCCGCGCCGCCGTCGACCGCGAAGTCGTACCGGCCACGGACCGCGTACATGTTCGTCGTCGGGTATCCGCCCGAGTAAGGCATGGTCAGGGTTCCTTTCGCTCAGACGCCGGTGACGGTCGCGAACGCGGCCGGCCGGTAGACGATGAACGCGACCCGGACGTCAGCCCGCACCGCCTGCTTGCCGTTGGTGAAGAAGTCGGCGTGCGAGTTGCTGATCTGCACGTCCATGCCGCGCCGTACCGCCAGCTCCGAGAAGTTGGCGAAGTCGCCGACCACGGCGGTGCCCTCGGTCAGGCCGAACGCCTCCACGACCGGCAGGCCCCAGATGCGGGCCGGACCCGCCTCCGACGGCGAACCCCAGATGTAGATGCCGTCGGTGGTGCGGAGCAGGCGCACGTCCTGCCAGTCCGCCGGGTTCCACACGGTGACGTTCGGCATCGCCAGACCGTTGACCTTGATCTTCGTCATGGCCTTGTACACCGCGTCCGGGGTCGGGTCGCCACCCTTGGCCTGGGTCTGGATGTTGGGGGTGTTGAGGATGCCCCGCAGGTTCGAGCCGCTGCCGGAGCCGACGAGGAGCTGCGAGTCGAGCCGCTGACGAACCATGTACGGCAGCCGGTTGTCGATGTAGCCCCGGGCCTGCGGCACGTCTTCGAGCTGCTCGTCGGTGATCGGGAGCCAGGTGCCGACCTTCCGGACCGGGCTGGTCTTCTCCTCCAAGCCGAGCCCCGACTCCGGGTACGGTCCGCCCTCGGGGATCTCCGCCGCGTTGTTGACGAAGATCGTTTCCTCCATGTACACGACCGCGTTCTGACCGGTGGTCGTGTTCGGGATCAGGTTGATGAGCTGGATCGGGCGGGTCACGTAGTCCACGACACGCGGCCCACGGACCGACTCCGGCGCCCATCCCACGCTGGTGTCGAACAGCGACTTCAGTTCAATGTCGAGGCGGGCTTCGGGGCCGTTGCTGCCCTGCCGGCCCTTGTACGCCTTCGACTCGACGAACAGCTCACCGAGCGACTTCGCCTGCCGGCCACCGTCGCGCCGGTCGCTGTCCTGCGCGTCGCCGGACTCGCCACGGCCAGGCTCGCGACCCTTGACCGCCTCGCCCGCCTTCTCGACAGCCTTCAGACCCTCGACCTCGATGGCCAGGTCGTCGATCTCGGTGTTCTTGGACTGGATCCACGCGACCTTGGCCTTGCTGTCGCCGTCGATCGACTTGACCTTGCCCATGTCGTAGTCGGGGCCGGCCTCGGCGAAGACGTCGGCCAGCTCCTTGCGGCGGGCGTCGAGACGACCCTCCGCTTCCTTCAGCGCCGGGAAACTCACGATGATGCTCCTTGAGTGGCGATGCGGTTAGCCGAGAGGAAGCGCACGAACTCGCGCTCCACATCGGCTGCGGAAAGATCGGGCTCGGGGTCGGCCAGCAGTTCACCGAGGCGCTTCATCTGCGCCTGGAGCTGGTCGAGTAGGGCAGCCGAGTCGGCGCCCAGTCCCTTGCCCTTTTCGGCCCGCTTCGCCATGACGTCCGCGGCCCGGTCGACGAGAGCGTTCACGCTGGCCACGACCAGCGTCGCCTCGTCGGAGAATGTGCGACCGCCGGACTTGGCGGTCAGAGTGCGGGTGCCCACGCCGGCGCCGATCAGCACCGGGGACACCTCGTGAACGAGTTGCTTGGCGAGGAACCGGACGTGTTGGTCGTCCTTCTCCCCGAACGAGTACTCCAGGGCGTCGTAGCCGTACGACCACTCCTGCATGTCGCCCATTTGCTTGACGACCTCGAACGTGTCCCGGCCGGCGGTCGTGTTCATGAAGAACTGCCCGTCGAAGATCGCGTCGGTCTTCGACGTGCGGATGACGCCCTTGCCGACCGGCAACGCACCGGACCACGAACCGTGCTGGTAGGCGGACAGCCGCACCGGGGCGCCGTCCTCGAACGCGCCGGGCAGGGTCACGTCCTTGTCGGAGTCGATGACGTCGAACGTCGCGAAGACGGCCGACACCTCACCCTTGGCTTCGTCCTTGACCTCGACACCGCGAAGGCCCTTGATATCCACGTCAGCTCTCCTTAGCGGGCGTCGGGGTGCCCTGACCGGGCGGTTGGAGTTGGACCGAGTACAGGCCGGAGTGCGTCAGCAGGGACCAGTCGCCGGCCATCACCGCGCGGGTCACCGCTGCGGGATCGAACCCGGCGTCGACGAGCTGCCGGATCGTGACGGCTTCCTTGGCCTGGATCTCGGCGACGTCCTTCAGGTCCTCGCGGAGGAACGGGATGTCACGGTCGTCGTACCAGAGCGCCGCACCGTCACGAGGTGGAGGAACAAGGGTCTGCATCGACGCTGCGGCGGCAGCCCACAGGAACCGCATCGTGCCGTCGACGAACAGCCGGCGGGCGGCACCGAAGTTCCCGGCGTTGAGGCTCGACCCCTGCAACCCCTCAGACAGGCCGGCGATGACCGGATGGACCCGGGCGGCGGCGGCGATCCGCGTCTCACCGACACCCATCGTCGCTTTGAAGTCGAGCTGCTTGAAGTCCAGCCCGACCGTGGTGGCGTCGGCGCCGCCGGTCAGGAACAGCGTCTTGTACGCCTTGTCGGCGCCCTGGTGCGACTCCCGGAACTTCTCGACGAACTCCTTGAACACGGCCGGGGCGGTGTCCTTGTCGAACTTGACGACCATGCCCGGGTTGGCGCCGTTCTCGAAGAACTTCGCCTTGTGCACGGTCGCGGCCTTGTCCGCCTGGATCTCCCGCAGCACCGGGGTCATCCACGACATGCCACGGAACCGGGCCGTCGGGTCCGGAAGTGGGCTGTAGTGGCACACCTCCGACGGCAGCAGGATCACCTCATCGGCGCCGACAGCGGTACCGCCTCGCGGCTGGTACAGCAGACCGACAACGCGGGTGTCGAGCCCCCACGGGTTACCGGACGGGGCGTCGAGGATGAGGGTCACCCAGTCGGGGCGCATGTGCACGATCCGGCGACCGGGGCCTGTCGCTGCCCTGCCGAGCCGGCCAGCGTCGTCGGCGGTCGTCCAGTACGAGTTGCCGGCGGCGGACGCGTCGACCTCCATCCGAGCCAACATCTCGGCGGTCGTACCGCCCTGCCACGGGTTCTCCAGCAGCCGCAGGTCCGACGACCCGAACAGGTCCCCGGGCCGACCGTCGCGGAACTCCCGCCACTGGAACCGGGCCTGCGCGAACACCATCTGCCTGGCGACGGTGCACGCGAACACGACCCCGTTCGCCTTGTACGCCTGCTCGACGTACGCCTCGAAGTCGTTCCCGACCGCCTCCCGGTCCGTCGCCACCGACGACCACGCCGGGGAGCCGAGCCAGAACGGTTCCTGTTCCCAGCCTTCGCCGGACGATGTCAGGGTGCGGAGCGTCAGGCCCTTACGTCGGGCGGCGATCCGGTCGACGACGCTCACCCGCCACCCGCCTTACCCGGCGAGCGGGCGTCTTCCCAACCCACCTGAACAGCGGCCAGCGACCACGCCAGCACCACCCACACGACGGTGACGACCTTCCCGGCCGTCCAGCCGAGCGCGACCAGCGGCGCCGCCAGCACGGTCAGCAGCAGCCGCAGCGGATCGATACGACGGGCACGTTCGGTGATCCGGTCCACGGGGATGTGCCCGGTCAGCGTTGTCACGTCAGCTCCCTCACCCGTACGCGAACATCGGCTCTGGCGCCGGTTTCGCCACCGGCTCGTCGTGCAGCACCCACAGGCCCATCGCGAGGGTGATAGCGGCGTCGATGTGCCGACGCGACTTGCTCTTGCTCAAGGTGAAGCCGCGTTCCTGCATCCGCTTCACCGCCGACTTGATGTGCGCCGCCAACTCCTCGTCGCCGTCGTGGACGACGGTGCCGGCAACGATCAGGTCGAACGCCAGCCCGACCGCTGGTGCCATCCGCTGCGGTGACTGGTCGAACTGGATGACCTCGATGCCGTCGTCTTCCAACTGGCGGGCCGGCAGCTCGAAGTAGCGCGGGTCGTAGACGACACCCCGGAACCCCGGCCCGACCGCGATCGTCCGGACGTGGTTGAACACGTCGAGGTGGTCGATGCCGCCGTCTGCCGGCTGCCAGATTTTCGAGACGATCGCGTACCGGCCGTCGGGCAACTTCTCGATTCGGGACACGGCGATCGAGTCCCGCTTCAGGGCCATGTCGACGGCGATCACGAACGGGTTCGCCGGGTTCGTCCGCCAGGTGCCCTGACACGCGGCCCACGCCCCGGGATGGTCCTTCAGCCACGACTCCTCGGCGACGTCGACCCACCGGTTCGCGTAGTAGCGGATCCACTCATGCGCCGGGAACGCTGGCTTGCCCCAGTCGTTGACCCGGTCCTCTACGTTCCACAACACCCCGGCCGCCGCCGAGGCCGCCTTCACCGCGATCCGCCGGTCCCCGACCTTCCGGTAGTCGAGCCCGTCCGGCGCCTCACGCCAGTCAACGAGCAGACGCGGACTCGCCGACGGGTTCCGCTTCACCCGCTTCCCCAGCTTGTACAGCGCACCGAGGAACGAATGATCAACGTCGAACCCGGCCGTCGACAACGAGATGATCCGGCCACAGCCACGCGGCGTACGGCGCTTCCGCGTCGACTTCCCGATGACCGTCGCGACCCGGGCCTTGTTCGACCCGACGTCTCCCCACTCGTGCAGCTCGTCGCGGACGAACAGCGTCGGCAACCCGCCCTCGTTCGTGCCCGACACAGCGGCGACCCGGAACACCCGGCCCGGACGACCATCCGCGAACTTGATCTCCGTGTCGTACACATCGAAGAACCCGTTGAGCGGCGCTTCCTTCACCACGTTGTCCCGGCCGCCGCACATCGTGGCCACCGCCGAGAACAGCAGGTCCGCCTGCTCGAACGAAGCTGCCGAGATCGGGATGTTCGGGGACGTCGAAGCGATCTGCGGCGGGCCGGCGAACTCCAGCAGCACCACCGAGGCGATGAACTGCGTCTTCCCGTCCCCGGTCGCCGCACCACGAAGCGCCTCGTCGTAGCGCCACTGGCCGCACTTCCCGCAGTACTCGTACCAGCGGTACAGGAACGCCTGCTGATCCGGGCGCAGCTTCATCGGCTGCCCGTACCAGTCGCCCTCACCACAGATGCAGTTGTCCTCGATCCACTGAACAGCGACCGGACCCTGACTCGGCCACAACTCGCCCGCCTCGGGCCTCCACCGGCACGCCTGACAGCCCGGATCAGGCTTCGGCCTCGATGACACGCGGGTCCGGACGCGCCGGGACCGAGGCGACCGGGGTGCCGTCGTCGCTGCCATCGCCACCCCCGTACTTCGCATTCATGTCCTGCAGGGACTTCTGCTCCGAGATGACGGCGATCCCGAGGTTCGACCGGTGCAGCGGGCCCATGCCGAGTTGCCGTTCGCACTTCTCGGCGGCGTCCAACGCCCGATACGCGATTTTGTAGAGCGGGTTCTCGACCATCTGCCCCTGCGAACCAGGCACCAGCGGTTGCAGATCCGCCTCAGCGACCGTCCGCAGGTAGCGGTCGTACTCCGTGACCCAGCGCGTCAGGACACCCCGGTCGACAGCCGTCTGCACACCCGACACCGCGTCGGACCAGTACGCCTCCCACAACACGGCTGCCGTGTCCGAGAGCCCGTCCGGCGGGTCGTAGCGTCCGCCGGGCACCACCGTCAGGTCCGCCCGCCGGCCGTTGCGCTTATCCACAGTCGTGCCGGCCGGCTTCTTCGTCCGAGGCACATCAACCTCCGTCCATGTACCGACGCGACCACCAGCAAAAACGGCGCCCAGAGGTACCACGTGGAAAAGGCGGC